GATATCAAACTATTACAAAATGCCGGCTTCAAGGTCTTATATAGACAACAGCATCCAGCAGTAAAAGATCGTATCAACGCTGCCAATAGCGTGTTTAAGCAACGTGAAGGCACACAGAGATTTTTAGTAGATCAGCGTTGCCGTAATGTTATTAAAAGTTTGAGAAACTATAGTTATAAAGAAAACACACAAGTGCCTGACAAGGACTCGGGCTATGATCATATGTTTGACGCACTGACATATGCCATAGAATATATCTATCCCGTTAAACGAGAATACGACGCACGACAGCCGCAGCGTTTTGGACACAAGTTATATATAAAATGAATCAAGTAATAAATCAAGATTGCCTAGAAGGCCTTAAAAATATTGCTGATGCCAGTATTGATTTGATCTTTACAGATCCTCCATATGGCATTAATGGATCAGCGTTAGATCAACATTATAATAGAAATGAAGACTATGTCGTAGAAGGCTACCAAGATGTTGATCTACAAGATTATGCTGACTTTAGCAATAAATGGATCAGCGAATGTAGCAGAGTATTAAAATCTACAGGATCAATATACATTGTCAGTGGTTATACTAACTTACATCATATATTGAATGCCTTACATAAAACAAATATGCGTGAAATAAATCATCTTATAGCAGAATATAGTTTTGGTGTTTATACAAAAAATAAATGGGTCAGCAGCCATTATCATATATTGTATTGGGGTAAAACTAAAAAGACTTATTTTAATGGGCAAGCAAGATTCACTGACACAAAACAAAGTTATAATGATAGATTAAGTGTTCAACCGTTAATAAGACAATATCAACCCAACACATTAAAAAATAAAAATCAATTACCGGTAGATTTTATTAAAAAATATATTGAATATAGCAGCCAGCCCGGCGATTGGGTATTAGATCCCTTTGCTGGTAGTTTTTCTACTGGGCTAGCAGCACAGGCATTAGATAGAAACTTTATAGGATTTGAATTAAATCCCGTAGCTTACAATACATTTGCTCACGCCTTGGCTTAATCAGCATAAATATTATATTAAACGGAGATGTCGCCCTATGGCAGATTTAACACTTCAAAATGCTTACTTACAAGCCGTTGCCGGCAATGAAATTTATAATAGATATCAGGATCGCTGGCAATTTTTACTAGATAGTTATCAGGGTGGCGATAGTTATAGGCAGGGTGCTTACTTACAACGCTACGCACTGGAATCAGATAGAGACTATCAAATGCGTTTGGCCAATGTGCCTTTGAGTAATGAGTGTCGCAGTGTCGTACAATTATATATAGCATACTTGTTTAGAACCAGTCCTGATCGTGAATTCGGTCAATTAGAAAATGATGCCACAATAGCTGACATATTAGAAGATGCTGACAAAGATGGTCGCAGCATGGATGCCTTTATGCGTGATGTTGCTACTTGGAGCAGTGTATTTGGACACGTTTGGATCTGTGTGGCACAACCTAAAACGCAGGCTGCAACACTGGCAGCACAACAGGCTCTGAACGTGCGTCCTTATGTCAGCGTATATGTGCCCCTGGCAGTGTTAGACTGGACTTGGCAACAACAGCCTGACGGATCATATGCTTTAAGTTATATAAAAGTTTTAGAAGAAATCAACACCAATATGAGTGTAGTTGTAGAATGGCGAAGTGATTCTATAACTAGAACCATGGTGGATAATGAACGGAAAATGATCATGAATACCCAAGTATTGGTCAATGAACTGGGTCGCTTGCCCTGGATCTGTGCTTATGCTGAACGTAGTCCAGTACGCGGAGTGGGACAGAGTCTTATAGATGATATAGCAGATCAACAGCGTATGATTTATAACGAACTGGCTGAAGTATATGACAGCATACGTCTAGATACACATCCCAGTTTGGTAGCACCTGAAAGCGTGGATACAACGGGAGCAGCAGCAGGACAAGTTATCACTATACCTGAAAATTTACCCGCAGATAAGAATCCATATGTTTTACAATTTCAAGGCGGACAAATAGACAAAATATATGCCAGTATAGAACAGCGTCGCAATATGATTGATCGCATGGCCAATGTGGGATCGGCACGTGGCACAGAAAGTAAAGAAATGAGTGGCATCGCGATGTCAGTGGAGTTTCAACTATTAAACGCACGTATAGGCACTATAGCAAAAAATATGGAATTAACAGAAGAACAGATCTGGCAGGAAGTCTGTGCTTACTTACAACAACCCTGGACTGGCAGCATAGATTATCCTGAAGATTTTGCTATTAGAAATATAGACAATGAACTGGATCAGTTGGCCAAGATGCGGGCACTGACCACACGCCCCGAAGTTCAACAGGCAATTGATTATAGACTGGCAGAAATGCTGGATATAGAATCTATAGAAGCAGAAAATCCCCAATATGTTGAAACCAGCGGTGCAGAGCCTGAATGAATCGGATTGTATAAATACTACAATGTAATAAGATTTACACTTACTCAATATGAGGTTCGCAAACGATGAGCGATAATACATCGGCTGATACAGGTGATACTGGCAATCCTGAACAAACTAACCAGGCAGAACGAACTTTTACCCAAGCTGAAGTCAATGCTATATTAGCCAAGACCAAAGGTCAATATGAAAGAAAATATAGCAAACTATTTGAGGAGTTAGGCACAGAACCTGATGAACTCAAAGATATTGTTACCAATCACCGTAAGCGTGAGCAGGACAATGCTATGCGTAGGGGAGAGTTTGATAAGGTCCTACAAGAAGTAGTGGCCAAAAAAGATCAAGAGATACAACGACGTGATCGTATGATTGAAGAATTTAAACTTAACGCACCTATTTTAGATAGTGCCAGCAGACATCGTGCTGTAGCACCTGAACAGGTTCGTGCTCTGATACGCAGCAACGTTAGGTTAAATCCTGAGGGTGAAGTTGAAGTTGTAGATCAAAATGGCACGGTACGTTATGGAGACAATGGCAAACCTTTGAGTGTAGATACGCTGGTAAGTGAATTCTTACAGGCCAATCCACATTTTGTCGCAGCCACTCCCAGTACTACCGCAGCAAGATCTACCGTAAATCAACGTAGCGAACAAATTGACGTCACCAAGTTGGATATTATGAATAATCCTGAACACCGTAAGATTTATAGAGAATATCGTAAATCCCAGGGTATAGTTAAAAATTAAGGAGAATTATTATGGCAGGTTCAACATCAACCACGCTGAATGATTTGCTACCCAGCATAATTCAAGAATCAATGTTCGTAGCAAGCGAGCGTAGTATTATGATGCCTTTGGTAAAGAATTTTACACTAGGCACAGGACAAGGTAAGACGGTTACCGTTCCTATCTATCCACAACAAACAGCAGCAACACTAACTGAAGGCGACGAAGTTAGCAATACAGCAGTAAGTACCGACGGTGCTACAATCACTATTAGTCCAGTAGCGATTCGCACAATGGTCACTGATCTAGCAGTAAATAGTTCAGCCAGCAATGTAGTAGCAGATCTAGGCAGACTATTTGGTGAAAGCATCGCACGTAAAGTTGATGCTGACCTAATGGCATTATTTGATGGCTTCAGCGTGGGCCTAGGTGATGGCACAACAGCAATCACAGCAGCAGCAATTTTCAATGCTGTAGCAAAACTTCGCACAGCTGGTGTTCCACTAGATGGTTGCGTGGCAGTTTTACATCCTGCTATCGCATATGACCTAAAAGCAGCCCTAACAACTAACGGCAATGTGGCATTTACCAATGGCGCATTTAGCGATGTTGCTAATCAAGCGCAGCGTGAAGGCCTAGTTGGTATGTTGGCAGGTATCCCAATCTATGAGGGTGCTAATATGGCCAATACTGGTACTGCTGGTGATTACAAGGGCGCAGTTTTCCATCGTGATGCATTAGGTATCGCTATGGTGGGCGGTCTAAATATTGAAACACAGCGTAGAGCCAGTTATGTTGCTACCGATGTAGTAGCCAGCTTACACTATGGCGTAGGCGAGTTGTATGATGGTTATGGTGTAGAACTACACTATGATAGCAGCATTCTATAATTAAAGTGAGGCAGGAAGATGGCGTTTATTACAAGCGGAACAAGATTCATAAGTTTTACTTCTTATGATGATCTAGTAGAACGCGACGGTCGTCTTCTAGAATCCAATGAAGGCGTTACCACAGACCAGTTAGATGATTACCTTATAGCAGCCAGTAGTCGTATTCTTACACAAATAAGAAATACAGACTGGTGGCGAGATCAGTGTTTTAGATTGGACTCCACGCTTAAAAATGATTTAAGA